CATCATAGTGGCACAATCTATCGGGCTTGCAATTTCAAGTATTGCGGTCTATCAGATGCAAAGAAAGATTTCTACTATGCCGACGGCACCAAGCATTCACGAGGCAAAATAAAAGGTGCCGAGGGAGAATGGAAAGACCGTTCCCGCAAGCACCGATATGTGATGGTTTTTGATAAGAAACTAGAACTATTGTGGAATAGTGACTCTAGTGTTCTCGGTTCTTATTAAGTCTTCTGTAACATATTCAGAAGATCGATCATAAAGCATAATCTGCCTCATATCATTGAGGAACTGTTGCAGATATTCCCTTCTCAGCAAATAGATAGAAGATTTTTCGTCGTTTTTTCTGACTTCATACTCCCAGTTCGTTACCGATCTGACTGGATTAAGTGTAGCACTATAGTCTGCAGGATCTGGTATTGTGAAATTAGAATCAACGACTTTTTCTTTTGGAAGAATTAATCTGCCATTTGCGTCTTTTACTTCTTTGGTTTCATAGTGGTGGACATCATTCAGTGCAGTACCGTGTTTTTCTTCGGCATACTTATAGAGATGGTAGTTTGATAATGGCCATTCGTCTCTTACATTTAGGATTCCTGCAGTCATCAAAACAACCCAATCAAGTTCTGCATCACCATAAAACTCTTCTGCCACGAGTTCTGGTCTGGAACCTTCTGGGATCTCATATTTGTTGAAGAGAGTAAAGACACCACTCAGATCATCACGAAGTTTGTTTCTTCTGAATAAGTTTTTAACTCTTAGGTAACTTTGCGACGAAAGACTATCAGAAAGAAAAGATTGATAGTCTACATTTGGTAGTTCTCTGAAATAACCCATTTTAGTATCCTACTCCTTTTTTTCCTTCTTCCGTTTTTTCATAATCTTCTGCATAAATTGGTTCAAGTTCTTTGAATGATAATGAAAGTATTGTGGATACTGGTGCTCCATCTTCATAAGTTGCATAAACATTTTCACCAGTGTAGTTGACGCTCATATTTTGGAGGGCACATCTCTTAAATCTATTCAAATAACTATGATCATTTATTCCTTGTTTGTATCTCAACTCAAATACATCGGGAGACGTTAAAAAAGTTCCATCATTATTTTTAGGTGACATATGTTTTTTAAGAGATCTTATAATAAGTTTTATTTGTTCTGCTTCTTTATCATTTCTTGGAGTTAGTTTGAATGAAAATGAAAAATTACGAATAGTTGGACCATTAAACAGTAACTCCATATTTGGATTTACAATTTCACCAGTTGATCTTGCAAGAACTTGATTAAGTGATAAATTGGTTAATCCAACAAGACTTCCTGCTTGTGCTGCTAGATTTGCAAGTATTAAATTTTTAGTCTCAGGTGTTAATACCGTTTTTCCCAAATTTTCAATTTTTGTCTTTGCTTCAGATAGAGCATCTCCTAATTTAAATTTATCTCCTGGAAATAAACTTACATTCATTAAATCCTTAGCACCACCTGCCACGGCAGCAGTAATTGCATCCAAAGAGTCATCAGAATAATTGACTTGATTAGTATCAATAATGCTTGATGGCATTGGTAATATAATTATATCCCCTATTTTTTTAGTTGATTGAGATATTGTTTTCTGTGTTGCTAACCCTCCTGAAGTTAGACCTCTAGGAAGAGGAGAATCTTGTGAGAGACCAAAATTACCTCTACTTCCAATTAAGTTAGTAAAGTTTGTAGCATTCTTTTTACCTTCATCTTCCGACACATTAATACCAGATCCAGATACTCTTGTTTTTCTGCTAACAAGATTTATCTGAAAATAGTCAGTAATATCAGTCAACGCCTCATAAGGATATCTGAGTATTTGTGTTTTTTCTTTCGCCATTTATCCTTTTTTAACTATTTAGAGGAACTTTGTGAAAAATCACCATAAGACAGTCTTATCATATCTTCTTTTTCTTCTTGTTGTATTTCATAAACTGGACTAATAATTTGATCCCAAGTATATTGTCTTTTATTTTCATCAACTTCCTCATCTCCCCAGTGTAAATTGACTCCAACAAATCCCCAATCAAATACCTTTACAACACCAACAAGAGGAAATGGATCATAGATAATTCCAGGAGTTTTGGCATTATAAACAAAGGTATAAAGACCACCAGGAATAACACTTCTCTTACTGCTTGGTTGTAATGTTTGTTGTATGGCATCCATTATATCTGCCTTATTGTCAACACCAGTCATGGCATCAACAATACCACGCACACGATTACTATTATCGTCTGTTGGATTTCTTCTTTGTTTTAGAGTTTTTCTTGGCATTACTTAATACCTTCTTTATCAACAAACATTCCACCATTTTTTAAGATAAGATAACGAGATAGTTTTGTCTTTTCCATAGTTTCAGTCATAGATGAATAGATTTTTCCATCATAAATGACAGGTTTTCTATTAGCACTTGGTCTACCTTTCATCATTTCACTATGTCTTCTGTGCTTTTCTTTATCATTACGATTTCTTTCTGCCATTTTCTTCAAATTTTCAGTATAATATGACATAGGTCTTGGATTATTTTTTAATTTTTCTTTCCAAGTATTTGATTGCTTTTTTCTTATATCGTCTGGGATTTTCCTTCCCTTTAAACTTACTTTATTTGCGGCACCAATTTTTGCTCTAACTTCAGGTCTTTTTGTTGGACTATCTTTACCGTAGTGTGTTGGAGGAGCATTACCACCATCTGCAATATTCATTAAAATTCCTGTATTATCGCACTTTTTACCAAATATAGAAATCATATAGATTTCGTGTTTAAATGCCTCTTCTTCAGTTATATTTTGTTTTAGTTTGATTATTCTACTTTTATCTTTTGGTGGGTTACAATTTTTACCTCTATGATCGTATAATCTATTTCCTTTTCCTTTTCCGATATAATATGGAGACCCATCATTTTGCAAATAGGCATATGTATAATATTCACTCATTTTTATATTTTAGTAATATACTATTATTTATAATTAAAACAATTCATTCTCAGTTAATACTTTAAACTCATAACCACGATCTAGACACCATTCTTTGGCAGCATTCCATTTTGCCTGATTCTTGGCATACTCAACGACTTCATAGATATAACCCTTAGTCTTTCTCTTTTGGACTTTGGGTTCTATACACTGCTTATATGGTTTGATCTCAATAATCATTTTTTTAATCTTACCATTCTTATCCTTCACCTTGATATAAAAATCTGGGAAGTATCTGTGGTAGCGATTATCAACAGGAGACCGATAGGGAACGATAATTTCTTCACTTCCCCATTCTAATATCTTTTCATTGGTATCACAATAAACCATAAACTTCCGCTCCCAGAGAGAACGATAGATTATATTTGTTGGATCACCCTTGTATTTTTTTGGATATGAAGGTTGGTATTTTCCCTTATATGACATCTAAATACTTAATAATGTAAGACTCGTATAAGGTATTTAGATGACTGCCCAAAATGAACAGTTATTAAGACAATTTGGAACAGTATCTAATCAAGATGCTCTAAGCAAGATTGGTAATTTATCTTTAAGTAATAATTATCTTGTAGTAGTAAATATTCCTAGTGATCTATTATTAGACTTAAATAAATTGCAATTTTCACTTTATAAAAATAAAGACAATATGCCAATTTATTGTTCATCTGCATCTTTACCAGGATCAACCTTTGCTACTTCTGAAGTAAAAGATAATTTTATGGGCGTGACTCAAGAGTTTGCTCACACAAGATTATATACTGATATTGATTTTACCTACTATATTGATTCTGAATATACATCTTTAAGAATTTTTGAACAGTGGATGGATTTTATTTCTGGACAAGATACACCTTCAAATGACTACGCACAATTTAGGCTGGAGAATCCAGGAATTAATCCTTCGCTTTCAAAGAAGGGTTATTATAGAAGATTTAAATATCCAGACACTTATAAAACAGGAATGTCAATATATAAATTTGAAAGAAATGTTGGAACTAAAAAACAATACTTAACATATAATTTTTACAATGCTTTTCCAAAATCATTGTCTGCAACACCAGTTTCTTATGGACCATCCGAACTTCTTCAAGTTACTGTTACGATGAATTATGATCGGTATAATACTTACAAAGAAGACTTGGGATCTACAAAACCATCCGGACCAAAACCGCCTGGTGAGAAAAGAGGAAGAAGTCTTAGTGGAGAAATACAACAACTCAAAGTATTGGAAAGAAGAAACACATTAACTCAAGTTCAAAGAAATAGACTGAATACTCTCCGTAGAGAGTTTCCTGCAGAGTTTTAAAATCTCCAATAAATAATCACAACTGAAATTCTATAGGATATTATGCCTTTACCAAAAATTTCTACACCAACATATGAGTTGGAATTGCCATCAACTGGAAAGAAGATTAAATATCGTCCATTCCTAGTAAAAGAAGAAAAGATTTTAATTATTGCACTAGAAACAGAAGATACAAAGCAAATTTCTAATGCGATTGTCCAGATTCTTTCTGAATGTATTTTGACTAGAGGTGTCAAAGTAAAAGACTTATCTACTTTTGATATTGAATATTTGTTCCTTAATGTTCGTGCCAAATCGGTTGGAGAAACCGTTGAGGTAAATGTAACCTGCCCTGATGATGGTGAAACTACGGTTCAGATGGAAATTGAACTTGATAGTATCAAAGTAAAGAAAGATCCAAAGCACAGTAATATTATCAAGTTAGATGATAATCTCTCCATGAAGCTTAAGTATCCTTCGTTGGATCAGTTCGTAGAAAACAATTTTGAAGTTGCCGATGGTGATAATGATGTGGATAAGTCATTGACAATGATTACTTCTTGTATTGATATTGTTTATGATAGCGAAGAGTCTTGGAATGCCTCTGACTGCTCTAAAAAAGAACTGAAAGAGTTTGTTGAACAGATGAATACGAAGCAGTTTAAGGAGATTGAGAATTTCTTTGTAACTATGCCTAAACTCTCTCATACTGTTAAAGTCAAAAACCCAAATACAAAGGTTGAGAGTGAAGTTGTTTTGGAGGGACTTGTAAGTTTTTTCACTTGAGTATGACTCATACCAATCTTGAGTCATACTATAATGTTAACTTTCAGTTGATGCAGCACCATAAATACTCATTGACAGAGTTAGAGAATATGATTCCTTGGGAACGTGAAGTCTACGTTACGATGCTTCAAAATTATATTGAAGAAGAAAATCTAAAGACAAAACAATCAAGTGGAATTTAGCAGTCAGGTCTATAGGGCACCAGGAATACCGAAGATAAGCAGTAGAAATATCTCTTCTGCGGTAATGTCTGGTGCTAGGACTGTTTCTGCACCAAAACTAAAAAGAACATTATTCAGTTTTTCTGGAAGACAGACTCTTCAGGGAGAAAAGCAAACTTTAAAAGTAGAGTCAACTCAAACAGAAGCACTGCAAGAAACCAATAGAATTCTTGTAGAAATACAAAATCAATTAGCACTAGACTTTGCGAATAGGATTGCCGAAAGAAAGGAGGCAATTAGTGGTATTAAAAGACAAACTCAGAAAGAACGAGCAAGTAGAAAGGAGCAGTCTGTTGAGGCTCTGAGTAAGTTTGGGCAGGGCATAACAAAAACATTTGATAAGGTAACGGCACCAGTAAAAAATATATTCTCAAAGTTGTTGGAGTTCTTTGGAATTATTACGACTGGTATTCTTGTAAACACAGCATTTGATTGGTTGTCTAATGAAGAGAATAGAAAGAAACTATCTGATACTTTAGATTTTGTTGGTAAGTATTGGAAAGAAATACTTGGCGGAATAATTGCCATAAAACTGATTGGAACTATAAAAAGTTTAATTGGTGCATTTAGATTAGCTAGTTTAGTTTTAAGACATCCAGCATTTCTTACCGCTGCTGGTGCAATTGTTCTTGCTGCTGGTGCAATTTCTCTTGGCAATTATTTAAGAGAACAAAAAGAAAAAAGACAAAGAGAATATGTAGAAGCAATAACAGGAACAAATTATGAAACTAGTGTGTCCGGAAAACCAGCACAGATTGTTCCAACTCTTCCACCAGGAAGAGGATATGGTAGAGATAAAGAATCTGTTTTTGATTTGATAAAAGAGGGATTTGGATTTTTTGGAGGAATGTCTACAGGTGGAACAGTAAAAAAATATAACTTCAACCCACTGGTAAGACTTTCTCAGGGTGGTTCTGTTGGTGGTAGAGGTTCTGGTGCTGTTGATACTGTTCCTGCAATGCTTGCTCCTGGAGAAGAAGTTATTAAGACATCGGCGGCAAGATTATTCAGACCATTACTGAAAGATATTAATGATAATTCTGGAAGACTTTGGAGCACTTTCAGTGCGGGTGTAAAAGAAATGTTGGCGGGCAATGCCATACTTAAAGATATTATGATAAATTTGACTAAAAATTTATCAGACTTTAAAAAACAACTTGATGATTTTACGTTTGAATTAAAATTAAAAAATCTTGATGAAGGCAAAGGTGGTGGAGGTGGATACTCATATGGTAGGAAAAATAGTTCAAATATGATGATGCTTTCTCCTGGAGAAGAAGTTATAAAATCATCGGCAGCAAGAACATTGATGCCTGTTATAAAAGATGTGAATGTAAGAAGAGAAAGAAAGAAAAAACCATCAATTACAACAATTCCTATAGACTTGGGAACTAAGGTTGTTGGTGGAGGTCAAAACCAACAACCAACAACAGGATCTTCTGGCGGAAAGGCAAATAGAACTCCATCAGGTTCTCCAGTCAATAATTCAAATCCATATATGCAGATAGTTCCAGAAATTCTTGGTATTTACGTGTAATAAGATATGGAAACTACAGAAGTAAAACAACTAAAAATAAATGTCACTAATATAAAAAGTTCTCTTATTAATTACAATAAGAGTCTTATAAGTCTTAGGAAAAGTGAAAAGAAACTTGTCTTAGAAAATGTAAGAAGACAAAAGACACTTCAGAAAGAAAAAAGAATAGAAACTAAAATAACTCCAAATGCATTGGGGACTATAAAGAATACTATCCTTTCAAGACCATTAAGTTTCTTTGATAAAATAAAAGAATTTTTTGGTATTGTATTGCTTGGTCTTTTGATTAATAATCTTCCTCAAATAATTGAGAAAACTACATCCGCAGTAACAAAACTCATTGAGGTTAGTAGTGGAATTATAAACTCAATAACAACAACGGCAGCATCATTTAAAAATTTTGTTACTTCAATACCAGAAAATACTAAAACAAAACTGGGAGAAACAAAGGATCAATTAACAACATTAATTGATGAACTCAATAGAATGATTGATCCTTTGAATAAGGCATATACTGACCTTGAAAAACAATTACCAGAAACTTCTAAATCTTCTTCAAGTAAAAGTGGTCCTACGGCAGGAACATCAGAAACACAACAAAAGTCTAAGGGTGGAACAATAAAATCTGATCCTTCAGCAACAAAAATCATAACAACGGAAAAGGTAACCAGTCCTTTTTCTAGACCAGGTGGAACTGCAAAGCTCAAAAAAGCAAGACAATCTTATAATGCTTTTGTAGATTTTGCCGAACTAGCAAGAGGAAACACTGAAAATTATAATATACTTGGCGGAACATCTGATACTTTAGCAGAAGTCAATAAATCTTATTATGATTTTATAGTAGAACTTAAAAAATCTTGGAAGGACGCCATTCAACCAGCATCTCCTTATCAAATACCCAGATCTCCTGGACAGGCACAACCTCCTGGACCAGTCATACCAACACCAGCAGGATTACCAGCAATAAAAACTGATGATATTATTGGAAGAGTTGGATATACTGGAAGAACAGATCCTGTGGGAGTAGAAGGGTCTCACATTCATA